ATTATGTCCACCCTGGTTTCCAGCCATATTGGAATATAAAAGACATCTTGTATTATCTAGACCAAGCAACATTCTAGTGACATTATTAGCACTACCAGCACCATTTGAATATATTGAACCGTATGCTGAATTCAAAGAATTTATTTTTGCTGTGCAGTATGCATGACCATATTTTTCAACAAGCTTTAGATTAGTTGTTAGAAGAGCAGTTGTTCCTGATGTTTGATTAGCATTATACACATAGTAGCATTTGTTATAACCAGCTGGAAGACTGATTTCATCAACAAGTTTAGAACAGATTATATTATCAGTTTCATTCTTATAGAAAGTATTGTCAAAAACTTGACCATTCAATACAGCAACATTTGGATTGCTTCTATCTGGTTTTTCAACAATTTTACATCTTTTACCATCAATGATTACATATCCATTTGGATCTGCTTTGTAGAATACTCTATTTGGATCAAATATACCCATACCAGTATTCCATTGTTTGTGGTCAGTATCTAACAATTTGGTTCTAACTTCGCCAATTCCAATGTTCATGATTTACTCCTTGTCAATTTTCTTTGCTAGTTCTTCAACAACTACAGCTAGTCTGACTATGTTGGTATTTAGTTCTGAAAGTTGCTGTCTCATATCTTCAATGATATTTTCATGTTTGACAGTTCTTCCATCCAATTCTAATACTTTGAATTGCAATTTCAGAATATCATCATGAATGGTCTGACTATCATTGTCACGCTGGATCTTTGTATTTTCTCTATCTTTGGTCAGACCATTGAACTTGAAATAGAAGAATATAGCAGCAACTACAACAATGACTAGAGGCAATGCTGCTGATGGGATGAAAGGCAATATTGTTGTTATTAGACTATTCATTGTATACCTCATGCATTATATTATTGTTACTGTTGTATTATTTTTTACTGCGTATATATGATCTGGTGTTATTTCTATAAAGCAATTATTAGTAGAACCACCAAAACCTATACGAATAGTATTATTAGAAGACACAGTATTTGTAAATCCAATAGCCATTGCATTAGTTGTATTGTTTATCGCATTACTTGCGCCAAACACATAAGATTGTATAGTATTACCTGTTGTATTATTATTACTACCAATTGCATACATTTGTCCACCAGAAATTGTATTTGAATCACCAAGTACATAACAATGTGCACTTGAATCTACATTATTTATATTTCCAAGACAAATTAGAGTATCAGCATTGCGCAATGCTATATTATTTTCATAGCCAGCAATGAAAGAACCATCAGCATGATCATTAGCAGTAATTTTATTTCTATAACCAAATACTCCTAGAGCAAGTGCTTCATAACCGCCACTAATTTTATATTCATTATAATAACCATGTATAATACTATTAGAAATACTTCCATTTATTTTATTACTATAACCACCAAAAGTACAATGTGTTGCATTACCTTTTACTTCATTAGATTGTCCTAAAATAGTTGTTCCATATCCATTATTACCTGAAAATAAATTTCTATGACCAAGAATAGTTAGATTATAAAATCCATTGCCATTATCATACGCTGTATTTTGTGTACCAATTATAGTGCTTTCAGTTATAGAATTATATGTAGAATTACTTCCAGAAACAACATTTTTATATCCTAAAATAGTATTTTGTCTGAAATCACTAGAAACATTAGTATTATTAGAATTACCAATTATAAAGTTATCAAAGAAATCATATTTAGCACTAAAGTCAGAAAGATTATTACCATTACCTACAATAGTATTTCCGCTTACAGTTTCTCCGATATTTCCAGCATATAAGGTATTATAGTTTCCGAAAATATTTTGTTGATTTACGTATGGTACACCAGAAAATATATCTAGATTATTGTTATAACCAACAACAATAGTATTATCCTTTTTTATTTCCACAGCATTTTGTCTAGCATTATCTGCACTACCACAACCAATCTGGAATAAATCAGTTGTATTAGGAGCATTGTATTTACCAATTACAGTTTGATAAGCACCAGATGCAATAGTTCCTTCACCTTCAGTGTGAGATGCAGGACCAATAGCTGATGTTTTATAACCTTCTGCATGAGAATAAATGCCTGATGCAATAGTATATTGACCTTCAGCATGGGAATAATTACCTGATGCAATAGTACTTTCACCTTCAGCATGAGATTCATGACCAATAGCTTGTGTATAGGCACCTTCTGAATGTGATTGATAACCAATAGCTGATGTTATATAACCTTCTGAATGTGATTCATAACCAATAGCTTGTGTACGGTCACCTTCTGAATGTGATTCATCTCCAAAAGCACTTGTACGTAGACCTTCTGCAAAAGAACAATTACCACTAGCAACAGTTTCTCTACCAATAGCAATACTGTTTATAGATGCTGAACAGTTATCATGTTTCAAATCAATAATATTATTAGAAAGTTTTACAACATCTATATTTGTACCAGCAGACAATGGAGTTTGAATACCAGAAGGATCAATAGAAAGATTGATTGCACTAGCTGTTTCTGTTTTCTGTAATGGTGCTGCAACATTTATTGTCTTTAGTCCAGTCACAGCAATAGTATCACCTGAGATGCTGATGTTAGCACCAGGAGTCAAAGTATTTTGTTTACTATTCAAATCTGTTTTAGAAGCAACAAAATTATAATCAATAGAAACAGTAAATACTTTTGTATTATTTTCAACTGACTGAACTACAGAAATACCATTTCCACTTGCTCTGACAGTCACATCAGATACAATAGCACTTCCGCCTTCACCACCAACAGCAATATCTTTTGCAGAGAATAGCAAATTGTCATCTTTATCTTTGACAGTAATATCATACATCATTTCATCATCTGCAATGATAGTTGTATGACCAGCTAAATCAAGGATAGCAGGATTTGTATTTAGAGTGCCTTCATAGTTAGAATAAATGGTAGCTAAGTTAGAAGTATTTGCTTCATAAACATATACTTTACCATTCACCAATGGTAGACCATTGATGTCTTCTATTTGTAATACAGGTGATAGCAAATATCCTAACATAAATTATTTCTCCTTATTTTTTATTTTTTCAGCTCTTTCAGGGAATTCTTCTTCAAAAGCTTCCCATTTTGGATCACCTTCTTTATAAGTCGGAGTGAATCCTAATAGCCAGTCACGAGTATAGTTCTGCTTATACCATTCTTTAGTATTTTCAGGATTTATTTCAACATCGCTTCCACGTCCTTTAGCAGTAGGAATTTCTTTTACAATTCCACCACCAATAACACCAGTTTTTCCTAGCACAGAAGCAAGACCAGATTTCAATCCTCTTTTTGTAATTTCTTTATTACGTTCTTGTGTTCTAAAGTAGTCATAAGCATTTGGACCTAAATAACCTTCAGATCTTTGTGTTGGAACTATACTACCAGTTTTTTCATCATACTTATAACCAAACATTTCTTTCTTATCAGTTGTAGCCTTTTTTGCATCCATATACTGATCAAAGTAATCACCTATTTTAGATTTATTGAAGTCTGGTTGATTACGAATCATAACAAGATCTTTCTTTATATCTGAATCTGGTAGTTTCTCAAGAAGTAAATCAAATGTTTTAGCATTATCAGCTGCATCAATGATTTTATCTTTATTCTGTTCTAATAAATCATTTGCAGCTTTACGATTTTGAGCATCTAATTCCAATCTAATATCAGTACCAATATCAGATAGTTTACTTACAGATTTACCAGCTCTTTTAGCACGATTTATAACTACTGTTGGTAAGTATTCTGTACCTAAGTTTATAGCAAGATCGGAAAATAAATCAGAACCAACATCACCCCATTCTTTTTGATATTTAGAATCAGATGCTTTGTGTTGAACATCACGTGCAGCTCTTGCAGCAGGACCAAGAACAGTTCCAATGCCTGGAATGAAATCACCAACAGCACCAGCGCCACCATAGATTACGTCAGAGATTGCTTCACCTTTACCAAGAAGATCCTTTGTGATAGGTGTAGCTTCTTTACCAAACAGAGCTGTTTCAGGTTCATTGATATAGCGTTCTTTTTCATATTCAGAAGCTAAAATATCCTTATACCAAGGCCATTCTTTTATTTCTTTTTCTCTACGAGTTTTTCCACCTTCATATTCTCTTTCTTTCTTTTCATCTTCATAGTATTGACGCATTTTATCAATATTTTCAGAGAATTCTTCAAAAGGAATATCTTTGAATTTTTCTTCCCAAACGTCTCTTCTATAATTTTCTGGAACAACAAATTCATCATCTCCAAATTCGTTTCTAATTCTTTCTTGAACAGATTTAGCTTTAGGTTTTCTTAGTTTACTCCAACCAACACCTTTTTCTTTTAGAATAGAATCATATTTAGAAGTAAATTCATCTATTGGCATATCATAAGAATCAGAATACATGGATTCGAATTCTTCTTCGGATAATCTATTCTTATTATTTCTCAAAAATTTTTGTAGATCTTCCATTATAACCTCTTATGATTTATAAGGTGTTAGTTTACTTAGTTTGTCAAGTTTTTGTTGTTTTTCAATAGTCATTCTATTATATTTTTTATCAAGTAATAGAGCTTGATATTCATCTTCTTCTTTTGCAGTTCTTTGAGTTCTTGACTTTTTCTTTTCATCAGGGAATTTGATTTCAGAACGAAGACCATTTGCTTCAGCCATAGTTTTTAGTTCATTCAATGACTGATTATATTCATCTTTGTCTTCAATATCTTCTAAACGAGAAACATATTCTTCAATTAGATCTTTTGTTCTCTTTTTGATTTCACTCTGTTTAGCTTCTTTTTGTTTTTCAAATTCTTTTTCTTTGATAATGAATTCAGCTTTACCTTTTTCTTCTTGAGCATTTTGTAGTTCAAACTTCAAATCAGAAACATCTACACCTGCTTCTAGACCTTTAGAAATTGCACGATTGATTGCAGCAATTTTTTTATCTGGATCATTTCTATAAGTATCAATATCTTCTACAGCATTTTCAAAGATTTGTTTCTTTAGAAGTAATTCTTCATTTTTACGTGTTGCTTCTTCATCTTGACGTGCTTGAAAAGTCTTTTCCATTTGATCAATATTCATCATAGCAGATGGATCACCAGTTTGAATAAACTTATCAGCTGCAGCAGCTTTTAGAGGATCAGAAGTATCATAAGAGCCTAGAAGAGAGCGTCTTGATTCTTTTCCTCTTTCTTCATCAATATATCTACCAACATTAGAAGCAGCAGAACCAATAGTATTAGAAAGAGCTCCTAATACATTTGCTCTATCCTGTCTAGAAGTATCTAAACGACGATTTATTGACTGATTCATCATGTCAACATATCTTGGATCTAAAAATTGTCTTGTATTATAAATTCTAGCCATTGTTATTCTCCACTAAAAATTAGGAATAAGCTGCAATACCTGTATTGATTTTAGAAGCTGCACGATCACCCATAACAGAAATAAGATCTGCCATATAATCAGATTGAGCTTCTTCATCTTTACCAATATTACCACCAAGTAGACTGATTTTATTTAGAGTACCTTGATTCATAGTATCAAGTTTTCTTTGCATACGATCAATATAGTCACCATATTCTTGATATGCTTGACCTCTATCTTCTTGTAAAGCTCTCTGAGCATCATTATAGAGTTTTTCAGCTGCTTCCCATTTAGAATAGCCCATGACTGCATCTGCACCAGAACCTTTAGCAGCACCCATACCAGCAAGTTCAGCTTGTTTCTTTAGACCAGCTAATTCAGCAATCTTTTCAGCTTCAGGATTTAGAAAATCCTCAGTTGTCTTGTCATAAGAAAACTTGTCAAAGTCATAAGTCTGAGGTTCATAAGAAGTAACAAGTTGCTGATACATTTCTTTTTGTTCAGGTGTAGCCCATTCGTATTGACCTGCTTTATAATCTTCTAGCATATCGATTATATCATTATAGGTGACATCAGCTGCTTGTCCAGCTTCAGCTATACGTCTAGCTTTTTCTTGTGATGCACGTTTAGCTTCTTTTCTATTCTTTTCACTCTGAATATAGTTCATCGCTGTATCAAACATTCCACCAGCGATTCCACCTATCATTTCTCCAACTGCCATAATTCGTTTCTCCTATTATTTCAAAATTGAAAAATATATATTGTTGCCTATATTTATCCAATCTCCGTGTTTACATTTACAATGTTTATCTAATATTTCTGTTGAAGCACCTATACCAATGATACCTTGTCCAAAATAAACAAATGAACAATCTTCTAAAACATCTTTGCCCCAGACGCCTCTTGTAGCTTCAGCTAAGTCTTCATGATTTGTATAACTTGTAGTAAATTCCATAAAAACTCCTTAGTAAGCCATTGTATCAGTGTTTATTTTTATATTATAAAGAGCAAATGGTATATTATCAGAACAAGATAATTCAATAGTAAATACTTTTGCTATACCAAAATTATAGAAAATAGCATCATAGTCATAATTGCCAGTATAACCAATATCTACATATTCTAGGTCAGACCAGTTAGAACCATCAGCAGTAAATCTCATCATTAGTTTAGCTTGATCTTTATAGAATTCTTCTGAATATTGTCCATTATTGATATTTACTTCAATTGCATTGATATAGAAATGAGATTGATCAGAATAAATTACACCACCTCTACGAAGACGTAAAATTGGTTTATCATCATGTTCATTCCATTTTTCTTCAGTTTGTTCAACAATTACACCTGGAGCAGTTTGCCATATCTTTCCATTGCCGTTCATAGTGGCATTATTATATCGCCAAGAAATCAAAGTATTGTCATCTTTTAGTGATGCTCTATTAGTCCAGCTTTTTTCAGTAATATCATAACAGAAAGTTTTATTTGCAGTTGGAAAATCAATAATATAGAATACGTGTTGATTTTCTTGCCAAATTTGAGCAACTGCATCAGTAATATTGCTAAATTTTGAAATTTCACGTTCAATAGCAGGAGTAGAAATTCTTTCAGCTTCTGTACCACCATAATTGATATAAATTCCATTATTACCTAGATCTGATGAACCTAACCAAACTATAATATTACCAAGTTGACAAACAGAATTTATTGCTTTCAAACCAATTAGTTTTGCAGCAGTATCAGGTGAAGAAAAAGGAATATTTACATCATTAGTATATTGGAACATTTGGAAAGAAGTTGGACCAAAAGCAAATAGGCGTGTTCCGTTTGAAACAATAGCAGAACATTTATCTGGTTGCCAATATGCTTGAATAGATTGACCAGTTTTACCCCATTCAGCAGAATCAAACATGAAAATATTTTTATCTACTGGAGTTCCTCTTTCAAATGGGAATGGATAAGAAATATAAAATAAATCAGTTTCAGAGTCATTTACTGCTATATAACCATATAGATAAGCAATATGAGATGGAGTAATATAAACATTATTTTGAACATCTCTCATTGGAAGTTGAATAGTAGTAAAGTCTTCTATTTGTAGAGCAGGAAGTAATTGAGTATCAACTGCATAACAACTGATACCATCAACAAATACTAGATGAGTATGATAACCTTGACGATTACCAGTTTGAACGAAATGAATTTGTGAAGAACCATAAGGAATTTTACCAATTTCAAATGGTGCATTAGTTTCATTATTGATTAGATATAATGTATCATCAAAAACTGCATAAGTAGTAGGATTACCATTATAACCAATAGAAACAGTGAACATACCTCTGCAAGTTCCTTGTATATTGCAGACAGTTTTATAACCAGGAATAGGTCTAAGAACCTTATTTACATAAGATTCATTAGCATCTACTGTTTCTTCATACATATTTAGAGTGTATGAATTAGAAACTTTAGCTAAGTCATATTTAGATGATTGACCAACTATATTGTTTATGACATGCTTAGCCATTTATATTACCCCATAATGAAAGAACCGCCAAGGAAATTACCTAAAAGTGAATTTCTATAACCAGTTTCACGTGTTATAATTCTGTTGCTTGAATTTGCTGCAGCAAGTAGATTTTCAAGTTCAGTTAGTTCAGTTTTCAATGACAATTGTTTATTTGTATCAGTTCTAGGATAAACAATAGCAAATTTATAAGCCAATGCCCTAGTTAGTAATTCTACATAAGGAACTGGCAAATTGATTTCATCGTCATCATTATAATTCATTTCTAAAGTATAGATTAGTTTACATTCTCTATTACCTGATAAGAAACGAGGTTTGAAATAGATTTTATATTGATTTTTACCAGTTGGTTGCCAAGAAACTGTCATATCGCCATTACGGCCATCATAGAATTGTTCATACGCAATAAAATTCAATGGAATCCAATCAGAATCACTAAGACGATATAAACAAGATTCTGGTGATTGTAATTTTGGTGCTTCAACTATAACATCTGGACCTTCACCAATAAGAAAAGACTCAGATACTGGCATAAAATTTACTTCATTACGATATGCAGTAATGAATTTTCTATTAGAATATTCTTGTAAAATACCTTTCAAAAGATTAGAACCAGTAGTAAAAACATCTGGTTGAATATCTCTTTTACGAGGTGATACATTACTTCTATTTGCAGCTTCAACAATAATGTCGCGATATTTTGTCATAATATAATTCCTTTATTCAAACAAAATTAGTTATTATCTATATTTGTAAAATCAAAATTATATGTTTCTTTAGCTGCTTCAATTAGTTTAGAAGTGATATCTTTCTGAATATTCTCAGCTAATAATACATGTATACCTGCTACATAAGCAAGTCTAAAGAAATATGAATATGCATTTCCTTTTTCTGGATTGAATAAATGTTTATCTATAGCAGATAAAATGTCTAAATATGCAGTTCCAACTATATCATCTCTTATTGTATCAGTTTGAAATCTAAATTTTTTATTATTTAGAACAATTCTGACTAAAGTATGAATAAAAATACCAAGTAATTCATTTTCTTCATTAGTAATTACATTATGCATCATTTTCATTACTAAATCTTGAAATATCTCATTATTACAAATTGGTCTATTTCTATTACCTTTACCGTGTTTGTATATAATATTATCACTGTGAATGTGTAAATTATTTTTCTCTAGAATTCTCATATAATCATCGTATGTCATAATAAATCTCCTTTATATTATTTATATAAGATTCTAGATACTTGCAAAACGTAAAGCAATATTCAATGATTCAGTTGGAGATTTATAGATTGGTTCTTCATTAGATAAATCATATAAAGATAAAACAAAAGCATCAGCAGTGTCAGGAGAATGACCTAGAAGTTCTTTTACTATTGATTTTGATTCTAGTTGTGTTTTTCCATTATTACCAATTTTATATGACATATATGATAATTCTTCTTTTAGTTCATCATCATCTATATAGAAACCATCACGTATTTTTTGCATAGCTTTCATATACATTTCTGCTCTACAATTAGCATATTTATCTTTATCAATTGCAGATTGTCCAAAATTGATTGGATTTACTATTATAGAAGAATCAGTTTTTAGAAGATCATATAAACCTAAACCAAAACCTCCAGATGCATCCAGATTTACAACTTTTACATTATGTTTTTGTATAAGTTCACGTGCAATATTTTGTTGTTGGAATATATCAGCTGTCTGAATCTTTACTTTCTCAATTATAGAAGATTCATCTGAAACAATGAATACATTATTGTCTGCACCAAAACCAGCAAGGTCAATTCCTAATTTTCTAGTTCCAAAAGGTGGTTTCTTTATTGTAGGATATTCTGTTTTAGATATAATACAGAATTCAATGTCATCATCTAGTATTTCACCAAGTATTTCTTGACGATATGCAGATGGATCTTTGATAGTTTGTTTTTGTAATTCTATTTCTTTTTCAGTTAGTTCTGTATTATCAAACATTGTAGCAGTAAATATATCTTTATCTACTGTATCATCACGAAACCATTTATTCCAAATAGAACCTTTCTTTGGTGTAGTAGCAAATAGAATTCTTGTTCTTCTCTTAGCACCACGAAGACAAGGGTTAGCAGTTTCAAATAGATTAGCAGGAGCCAATCCAAGTTCATCAAGCATAAGCATAGAGATTTCAGATAGACCACGTACTGAATCTATATTTTCATAACTAAATCCGAATAAAGCGCCTGAACCAAATTTGATGATCTTGTCACTATAATTTACTTCAGGTTCAAATCCACATTCTCTAAAACGATTGATAATTTCAGCAAATAAGTTTAGTTTTAGTGACTTATGAGTTTGAGCAAATAATAATACTTTACCACCTTGGATTATTTCCAATAGTGCCATTGCTGATAAAAAGATTGTTTTACCACAACCTCTACCACCAACTATACCAGCTATTTGTTTAGTAGAATCTTTAGCTTTAGTCTGATATGGTAATAAGTGGCAAGTAATCTCATCACCATTTCTTGTAAATACTGGGTGTTTTGCCATAAATTAGATACCATCAAACTTGAATGTTATAACTTCATCACCTTTTTTGATTTCAGCAGTCTTTGTAGATTCTTTCTGCCAATGCTCACGGTCTCTTCTCTCAAGTATAGAAAATAATGTCTGTGCAGATTTAGAAGCTCTTTCTTGCAACAATGATTTAGTTAGACTATTTCTTACAAGAGCTAAAGTATCATTATATAGTTCAATCCATTCATCAGAATAGTCTTCAATTGTTGTTCCTACTGGACAATTCAATCTGCAAATTCTATACCATTCTTCAGGTGTATTAGAAGATATAATACCAAGACTGATTTCTCTCAATCTAGTTACATCTCTCTTGATGATTACACCTTTATCATTTGTAGTTACAATTTCTGTTCTGAATAGTTCAGGACCATCTTTGAGTGTTGTAGAAACCCATTCATATAATGTCATATTTGACCTCCATATTCATTCTATATGTTAGAAGGGTAGTTTAGAATCAGTCATACCCGGGACTATAGGTTAGAAGAATGAAGCGTATGTTGGATTTGCAGTTAGTGTAGAGTAGTTAGGAACACTAGTACAACCACGGAACATACCAACATGTCGAGATGCATCTTCTGCACTGAATGTGTTCATGATTGGTACAATGTCAGCAGTTATATTGATGCAGCCCTGGAACATGTAATCCTTAGCCATGTTCACCTTTGATGAAAGATTTGTGAATTGTGCCGATACGTCAGTAATGTAAGGGTTATTACCAGCAAATCTTTGCAAATTGGTTATGTTCACAGGTAAGACTGATGGCCATGCTGATACTTTGTTGTAGTTTCCATTACCATAATACAGAATACGTTGTAAATCTCCCTTCCATTTCTCTATTGCTACTGCTCTGCCATTTCTATCGCTAAGACTCAAATATGAGACTGGCGAATTGATATATGTAGGGCCTTCGTATATAGAATAATCTCCAAGAGAATATAGAGGATAGTCACTGAATAGAGTATTCACAGATATATTATTATTACTAATCATGATAGATCTAGAAGCCTTATCATATTCGTAGTTGGCCAATATAGTACCAATATCTCCAAGTTGACGATTTATATCATAAGACGCAACATTCAAGTTTCCATTGACATTTACTCTATCAGTATAAGTTTCAACGATATTGCTTCTGTTAGCAGTAGAAGTACCATTACCAATTACATGTAGAGCACCAGTAGCAGGAGCATTGTATTGTCCTTCTACGTGCTGGTAGTCTGTATCAGTTATATTATATCTACCTTCAGCATGACTGAAATTATTCATTGCTGATGAACTACCACCCTCCGCATGTGAATACTGACCATTTGAAACTGCCTTATATCCTTCACTATGAGAAGCTGCTCCATTAGCTGTAGTATTAGCACCTTCTGCATGTGAACGAGTACCAGCAGCAATGTTCTGATAGCCTTCAGCATGTGAACCTTGTCCATTTGTTATAGTTTCTTCACCTTCAGCATGAGAACGGTTGGAAATAGCACTAGAAGCATAGCCTTCAGCGTGAGCATATACGCCGTTAGCATAAGTTTGATTACCTTCAGCATGGCTATAGTCATTTGATGCAGTAGTAAATCTACCTTCAGCATGAGCTAGTCTAGAAGCTCTTGTGCCTTCACCTTCAGCATGAGAATAAACACCGATAGCTGATGTTCCAGAACCTTCAGAGTGTGCACCAGCATTCAGAGCATTAGTTGTTTCGCCCTCAGCGTGTGCATAAGAACCATTTGTATAAGTATTATGACCTTCAGAATGAGCACCTCTACCATTAGCAGAAGTACCAACACCTTCAGCATGTGTATCAGCATCAATTGCTCTAGTCAATGTACCATTTGCGAAAGATTCATCTCCAAGTGTTCTAGCATAGATACCAACAGCGAAACTATATTGACCACTAGCTAAAGTTTCTTTACCTAATGCTTGAGAACAATAGCCAACAGCACTAACTCTATCACCATCAGCGTGAGAATAATTACCTTGTGCTATTGAAACTCTACCCTCGGCGTTAGAATAATTGCCAACGGCAGATGTTCTATCACCTTCACTATGAGAAAAGCTACCAATAGCTTTTGTGAAATTTCCTTCTGCATGAGCTGCTTGACCAGATGCTACAGTATGGTCACCTTCTGTATGTGATTCTCTAGCATAAGCACTTGTTTGAGCACCTTCTGCATGAGAACATGTACCAAAAGTATATGTGCTATTACCTTCAGCGTGGGCAGCATATCCATTAGAAGTTGTAGCATTTCCTTCTGCATGAGCACCTTGAGCAGATGCAATAGTAGAAATACCCTCTGTATGGCTATTATTATTCATTGCTGATGTATAAGCACCTTCCGCATGTCCATAAGAATTAGAAGCAGAAGCAATACTTTGATATCCATGTGCGAAAGCCCATTTACCAAATGCACTACAATTATATCCCAAAGCAATAGAATTATTTATTGTATTTCCACCTTCATTCTTCACATCAATCTTTCCAGCAGTTGTCAAAGTGATGTTCACACCTGGTGTTAGTTTATCTTGCTTTCCACTAAGTTGGCCAGAAACTTCAGCAGAAACCTGACCAGGAATAGCAGCAGTTGCGGCCGTAATCACAGCATCTTCTGCAGCAGAGAATGTATTGAAATCGTTTCTCAAATCTGCACTATATGCAGTCCAAGCAGTTTCAAGATTCTGAATCTTTGCATCATGATATGTTGCAGAATTTGTTAGTCCTGTTACTTTGTTATCTAATACATCTAATCTGTTATCTTGTACAGTATTCTTACCTGAAAGAGCAACAATATTAGCAATATTATTATCAACTTTTCCTGATAATACAGAAATATTATCACTATTTGCATCTGCTTTAGCTGAAATAGTAGCAACATCAGCAGTTACAGTAGATACTTGTGAAAGAGCTGCATTTGCTGCAGTAACAGCGTCATTTGCAGCTGATACAGCATCATTTACTGCAGTTAGAGCTGTATTGACATTTCCTTCTACAGTTGCCATATCGCCACGAAGATCAGTAAATTCTCCTTCAAGACGTTCAATAGCATCATTACTTGCAACACCAATGTTCTTGCAAGCCTGTTCTTTTTCTTCAGGAGTCAATTCTATTGGTCTATAAAAAGGAACTGCACCATTATTATTTTGTGATTTAGAAGCGTTCCAATCTTTATAAAATTCTGACATTTTTACCTCTTATTTTCCTCCGAATATTTCTTCGGCAGACATATTTTGTTTCTTTAGTTTCTTTAGTTCTGCCAGAATTTCTTTCAATAGAAATACTATCTGGTCTTGAGAAACTTCTTCATTAGTCTTCAAATTCGTCTTCTTCGACGTATTCTTCTCCGTCTTCATCTTCATATTCTTTTTCTCCTACGTATTCATCACCAAATAGACCTTTTTCATCTTCAGTGCCGTAGAGTACGTCATTGATTTTAGCAATATCTTCATCAGAAAAATTATAACGATCTGCTAAATCTTCAAATAAACCGATTAGTTTGTCCATACTATTCTCCTATTATAAAAATTATTATTTATTCAAACAAAATTAGTTATAAAAAATAAAAGAAGCTAAATTGCTTCTTTTATTGAGGTAAATTATGCTTTTGAAATATCCACAAGTTTTTGCATTTCGTTTACAATAAAATCCTGCACATCTTTACTATTTGTAATATATTTTTTTATTTCTTTCTTATTATCAAATCCAAAATCAAATTCTTCTGGAAGATCTACTTCTGCAAAATATTTATGTTTTGAAGACTTCTTATATTTATTTTTAGGTACTACCCAAGATTTC